TTTAAATTCTACAGAACTTGTGCCTAAATCTATGTCATTATCTGTAGAAGGCACAATTGCACCATTTGTAAATGTAACTTGATCGTCTCCTCCTGCTGTTACTGTAATTACATCTGAACCACTAAATGTAATTTTAGTGTTAGTATCTCCGTCTCCTGTAATTGAATCTAATTGTATATCGCCAGCATTGGTAAAATTAGAATCACTTAAATCAAAAGTTCCTGTAACATCTAAGTTACCACCAACACTTAAATTAGCCCCTAGTGTAACGTCACCATCTGCATCCAGGAATACAGCCTTGCCTGCAGGCAGTGTACAAAATATTGTTTTACTACCAGATGCAAAATCTATTTTAGTTGTGTTTCCTGCAGATGTATCAATAACTGTAGTTCGTGCGAGAGTGTCCGGAGACGCGTCAGTTACAGTTCCAATACCTAATTCCCACGTACCATCTGATTCGTGTGCAGCAAGATAATAAGTGGTGTTTGTATCACCAATACCAGTTACAAATGTTTCAAAACCTGTTGCTGCCCCACCTAAAGAAAGTGTACCTTGACCTGTTGTGGTTGATGTTTCTTTAACTCTATCGTTAAGGACTAATGCCATAAAACCCTACCCTGATATTCTTATAACTGCATTACTCGTATCTGCGGCTGGGAATTGTATTGTTAATGTTCCTGCTGTAGTTGTAAAATCACCACCAAAATCTAAAACACATACAGCTGAATCTGTAGCAAGTCCTGCTGTTGCTGCACCACCAGATGATTGATAGATGAGCGCGTATCTAGCAGTTGTTGAAACTGTTGTAAAAGAAGTGTCTGCAAAATCTGCAAAACAAATTGCTGTAGAAGAACTTCCTGTAACCCCATTATTTGTTAGTGTGTTTCCTGCTGCAGTATAACCAGAACCTGATGCGTTTGCAGCTTCGTTGGTTGTATTGTAACCAGTTACCGCTGATGCAGAAACTGTTTTTGATGATGTGTAAAGAGCTAGTTTGTAAGTATCGCCACTAGACGAACTAAAATTGTGATTGCCTTTTAAAAGGTGTTCTTTAAAAACATTACATATTACGTTTGCCATATTATCTCCTTATGCGTTAGTAGAAGGAATAGCTAATCTAACAACTCCATCCCTATATTCTTCTCTTCGTCTTTGACCCATTTGTTCTGTTGCTAATGTACCTATCGCATTTTTATATGCTTGTTCATACATTACTAACATATTATCTGGGCCTTTTAAAAATTTAAAAGCTTCCACTAGGCAGGCGTATAACAAGGCAGTTGGTGCATTGCTACTAAGCCAAGTAGTCGTAGTACTTGAACTTAATCCTGTTGGTTGAGCATTATACTCTAGATCTATAGTATAAGCCGCATTTGGTGTTGGTGCAAGAAGTATTGAGTCTTCGTCATAGTTTGCATAATATTTTGGAACACCCGTGCTTTGTCTATTTGGCCAATATTCTGATAAAAAAGAAGCGTCTTTTTTCTGTAAAACAATTCTTTCGTTATCTGTTAATCCGCCAAGTGAACCACTAGAACTATACATAGTTATATAACGTATAGTGCTAAAATCAGTTGGAATTGATCCTGGTAATGTTACAAAAGGTGTGCTTGCAGTTACTACTGCTGTTGCATTCTTTTTAAAAGGATCAATATCTAATTCTCTATACAACCGCATTTCAGCATGTTCTATAAAATCATTAGTAATAGTTGATGTTAAAACATTGGTGTCTGTTTCTGTATAATCTAATATCTGTTGTGTTAATTCTGCGTATGTTGTCATGCTACTATTGTTACCGGACCAGCGTAAGCCCTAAACCCTCCTCCGTTAATACTACCAGTTGTTGCAGTATCTGTCGATACTGAGAAAGTGTATGTGTCTGTGTCTACCACAGTTATTGTATAACCAGCAGCTAAATTAATTTTATCTGCTGTAATTCCGTCAAAGCTAACAGCACCTCTAAACCTAACTGTATCGCTACTAGATCTACCATGACTAGCTTCTGTAACTGTAATTGTAGAAGAACTAGCGGAGCCTGTTTTAAAAGAATTTGTTTTTAATAAATTTGGAACAGCATTTTCTTCTCTATCTGTTCTTGCGTTTTGTAAAGCTTGAGCATCTGCTTTGTGTGCTGTTGGTTCTATTTGTGGGTGTTTTGATTCAAATTCAGATTGATGAACAAAAGATCCATTCCATTCTTTTAACATCTCAGTGTATGGAAAAGCCAAACCACTACGATCTGATATTGCTTTTGCTTTTTTTCCTGATGCAAAGTTAGACATTTGGGTAATATGCTTTCGGTGTTATGTGTGTGCTAGTAGAAGAACCATCTTCAATTAACGCACGGTTTAATTCGTCTTCGTATATCATTTTCATTTGAGGCACTGCTTCTGGTTTTTCTTTTTGTGCTAAATAATAAGCTAGACCTGAAACCATGCAGGGAACAAAACGATAAGGAACATCACCTACATTTGTAAAGTCTCCAACATCATCTATTCTTTTTACAAAATATATATGCATGTCTGCAGAAGCAGACGTTGAATTAGGAACAGGATAAACACTTATTGTAACACGATCAATGAAACGTTGAACATAATATTGTGTTGGTTGTCCTGTAGTTAGTTTGTTTGCTAAAGCAGAATAAGTTGAACGATCAATTTTAGTCATGGCTGTGTCTTGCTGTGTGCTTTGTGTTCTGTTGGTTCTATGAGTTGCTTCAAGAACATCATCCATTCCATATATAGTTGAGGCTGTTTGATTTGTAGTTGCTTGTGCTCTATTGCTATCAGAAGTATCATCAGCAGCACTTCTAAAGAAGTGATATTCAGCTTGGTTTTCGATTAAATCTATATTGGTTTCTCTTAGTTCCCAATAATGCAAACCTCTATTGCCCCATTCTTGAAACATTATATTTAAAGAACGTCTAGCAGATTTTAGTCTGTATCCGTTTAAATCTTGTACACCGATACGTTCGTATGCTTCTTCTAATATCTCATCAATATAAAAAGTTTTGTCGAACGTTGCTGTTCCTGAAGTAGTGTTAGGCATGTGCTACTCCTTAATATATTTTTTTAAACTCTGCTATAACTGTATGCATATTTCCAGAATCAGCTGCGCCTGGTACAACTAAATTAACATCACTTTGGTTAGTGTTGCTTGATTTATCAGTTTTTAATCCACCAAACTCTCTAAAATCCCAATAACCTGCTCCTACTAAGCCGATGATTGGTATATCACCATCGTCATCTTCTTCGTCCATACGAACATAAGAATCTCCACCATCTCCAGTGTCACTAGAATACCACACTCTTAATAATTGTAAGTGTAAACAAGAATCACCGTTTGAGTTTGTAGCCATTGCTGAAACATCACCAAATACTGTTGTTCCGCCTGTGCCGTCCGATTGATTTACATATTTTATAACCACACGTTGATCATTTTCTTGCATGATCGTTGGTCCTGTTACTACGTCTGCCATTTGTTTCCCTCCTTAATCAAGAAACTGTGGGCCAAAAGGCCCACATAAAGTTTATTACATTACTGAATAATCTAGTTCTACTGTAAATCGTCCAGCTGAAGCATCACCATTCAATGTAGTTGTTGCAAACGCGTATAAATGTTTGCTTGCAACTGCCGCACTAATGTTTGGCTCAAATACATGAAAAGCTGCTGAATCAAAATCAAGATCAACTTCAGTTACTGAGTCTGTTGCAGAAATTCTTGGGTTGATAGATGCAACACCTGCACCAACAATTTCAGTTCCAGAAGAAACAGCTGCGTTAGTAGCTGTTCCAGAAGTTGCACTTAATGATAAGCCTCCAACAAGAGTTGGACCACTAACAGTTGTAACAAGTACAGTTGCTTTGTGGATAAAGATTTTAGTAGCTGTTACTAATCCATCAGGTACATCAGTGTTTAAAGTTCCTAGTTCAACAAGAACATCTCCGTCAGCATAAGCTGTACCTGTATCAGTACCAGCAAGTGTGCCAACAAAAGTTTGTACTTTTCTTGTTCCTAGTGAAATTAGTTGTCCAGTTGAGTTAACTGAAAAACCAGTTTCTGTGATCGCGCCAGTAGCGGCTGCTTTATTGATTACGTTAAAGCCACCTTCTGATCTGACCGGACCACTAAAAGTTGAATTTGCCATATTGGTCTCCTTTTCCGTCAGCACAGTCTGAGACATTGTCTACTGCACGAGTCTATACTGACTATTTATAAGTATGCAGTGCGTCGAGTATACGCTTTTAAATTTAAATGTGCAAATAAAAAGGGGGCCGAAGCCCCCTTTAAATTAAGTTCTTTTGCTTAAGAATTAAGCACCTGGTGAACCAAAAATACCACGCCAGTCAGAGAAGCCGAAGCTGTATCTTTCCCTAGCTTTGTATCTCATATTACCAGTGTCAAAATCACCTTCCATAGCAGTTTTAATTGCCGCTCTAGTAAAGTGTTTTAGTCCATTAGGAACATCCGTTTTGATAAAGAATGCGTCATCATCAGTTAGGAAGTTGTTTACCACGTATCCTTGTGGCAACATTCCTTTTGAAGATAGTGCATTGATATCGTTATCAGCAGTTCCAACACGTTGGTTAGACTTTAAGATTCTCTCAGCTGTAAACTGTAGAGCTGAAGGTATAATCATTTTTAAACCTCTAGCTGCAATTTTTAAGCCTCTTTCATCTTTAAAGCCTGCGATGTCAATCATAGCTTGCTCAAGTGAAGTTTCACTTAAGTCTGCAGATGTTGTCAACTCGTTTTTCTGAGTAGCACCAGAAATAGTAGGGTGATCGTCAGCCATAAGAGCTTTACCATCTCCACCATTTGCAGTGTCAAAACCGTTGTTAAGAACGTTTGCTGCTTTGATTTGTTTTGTGTTAGCCATAGATCTTGCTAGTGCTTTAGTATAACGCTTAGCGATGCTGTCATAAAGATTATCTTCTACAGCTTCCTCAGTAATAGAGAAAGCGAGAGCAATAGTCTCATGAGAGTAACGAGCTGTGAAGCTCTCATTCGCTTGGTCATACGATACACCAGAACCTTCTGGTTTAACCGCTGCTTGTGCGAAACCACCTAACATTACTTCTTCTTCAAACGCTCTGTCTGAGCTTTCTGAATCAAAAATTTCTGAATGTTGGTTTTCGTAGTTTTTGTACTCAAGTCCAAATAATGCATTTAGACCTGGCTCTAGCTCTTTTGCTAGTTGTTGTCTTGATATAGCCATTTTTTATGTCCTCCTGCTATTAATTTAAATGAACCGCATCAGCTATGAAGCATCTTAGTACTGCATGCGTTGCGATTTCATTGTCTGGGGTTTGAGCGAAGCCAAGCACTTTTGCGCCAGTCAACGTTGTACTATTAGTAGACACATCAAGTTCATCACCAGAAATTCCTGTTGTAGAATTTCCTGCGTGAGTTTTAACGCTGTCCATATATAGTCCAACCATTGCTTGGGTAGGTGCTGTTGCTGAATCGCCTTGAGCTTCGTACACTTGGTACGGATCGTCGTATACAAAAACTTCTCCTTGAACACCAAGAGCGGTGCCGTCAAAGAAATTCTTGAAAGTTGGTTTGTTAGTAGTTGAGTCGTCGTACTTCAGACCACCAAATACCATGTTACCTACAGTTCCAGCCGCAGAAATTTGAACATGTCCTGCGTTGAAAATTACTAGGTCACCTTGGAACATAGCCGTCGCATAGTCAGATTTAATTGCATATTCTGATAGTGCGCCGTTGTCTGGGTTTCCACCGACTTTCCCACTAGGTCTAAAACCAAAAGGGGCATCTGTATTTGCCATATTTGTTTCCTCCTTAAAGGGTTAGTTGTTTATATCGATGGTTGAGAAAAGATTAGTCTTTTTTCGAGCCACCAAAAGTTACACGAGTTTGCCGTTCTTGATTGATCGGCATACTTGGGTGCTGTTCCTTCATAAGATCGTTTTCTAAAGCTTCATTACGATCAGCATTCATTTGTGAATAATATGCTTCACGTTGCTTTGCGAGTTCTTCAGGTATCCTTGCCAGCACAAGGCCACCAACCCCAATCACTCCTGCGTATTTTCCGTCATTCACAGTAGGATAATCATAGTCCGGATATTCGTCGCCTCTTACGAGGTCCCAACCGGATCTGATTTTGCCTGACATGTTCCTAGTATCATCTTGGCCCATGCTTTCAGCTCTTATCCATCTGTGCCTGTATCCATCGGGCGCAGGGGGTGCATCTAGAGAAGATGGAGGAGCCCAAACTTTAGGTTTTTCTTGTTTGACCCTAGTTTGACTCACGCGGGAAGTTTTAACAGTTTTAGTTTCTGTATTTTTTTTATTCATATGCTTATACCTCCTTCGCGGCTAATTGTTTCGCATACTCTTCGAGTGGCACACCTAATCTTTTAGAAATTGCTACCTGTGAAGGTGTGAGTTTCACGGTTTTTCTGCGTCCTTTTGTTGCCGGACGTTTAGCACTTGCAACATTCTGAACAGGTTGTTCAGATGTAGTTGTCTCCACTTTATCAAATTTATGTGGGAATGCAAGTCTAATTCGTTTATCAACCTCAGAGTAATAATCATTTGATTGTGGGTCAAAACCTTCATCCTCTACAAGTTGCCTATGTATGTCAAACGCTGTGTAAGTCATAGCATTATCCGTACCAAACCAAGTGTTTTTAGAAGACCAGTCTTGTGCTTTGGGGTCAATTTGCTGCGCAGCTTGTTGTATGTCTTGCTGTGTAGGCATTCCTTGAGCCATTTGAGCATAATTTTCTTGCTGTGGCTGTGCTTGTGGTGCTTTTTGTGCACGTGCTTCTTGTTGTTGTTTAATTTGATTAAGTCTAGCTTCTTCCATTGCCATTTGTGAAATGGCTCTTTGAGCTTCAACTTGTGCATCAGCGTCACCATCAGCTATAGCTTGTTTTAATTTAACTTGAGCTGCAGACATACCAGCAGTAACTTTTTGTTCTAGTTCGTTTGTATAACCAGCACCAAGTTTATCATACTGAGCTTTTTGTCTTTGAACTTGTTGGTTAATACTTTGTGCGTACTGAATAGCTTCTTCTTTTTGCCTTTCAGCTTCGCGCATTCTACGAGTTAATTTCGCAATTCTTTTATTAACTCCTTCACTGTAGTCATCGAGCTCTTTTTTTTGTTCGCCTTCTTGAACATTAGGCTGCTCATTAGATTGCGCAGATGTGTCAACGGACTGATTGTCGTCCTCAGTAGTTCTTTCAACATTTATTGTCTCCTCTTCTAAAGATTGTTCTGGTGCTATTGCATCAAGGTCTATCTCTTGGGCCTGTTCGTCAGCTTCGCCAACGTCTATTGTTTTTTCTTCGTCTTGCATAGTTAATTCCTCCTATGGATTACATTGCGTGCAAGATATCTTCGGGATTATCTATTGTCCCTAGTATCTCGTCATCGTTTAACATTCGTATCTCACCACCGTCAATCTCCATTCGTGATCCTGCATACCTTGCAAATATCACCCAATCTTTTTCTTTACA